TGGCACAGTCAGCTGCTGGACTGAGCCTGGGGCGCGCTGGCGGACGATTGAACCCATCTCTGTGTTCATGGCGTCGTCCATATTCACCATGCCTTCGACAACGGCAATTCTTGGGTGAATACTGAGACTTAGGCTGTCCAGCGAGTTGCGCATGACGACTGACTTGATCCGCTGGATATCCATGACAGTGTCGGCGACGCTCATGCCGAAAAAGTCGTGCGGCTCGGGATCTGGGCAGAGCGTGGCGAATGGCGCCATCGCGCAGGGCTCGTTGTTCAGGATGACGTTGCCGTCGCCGCCGGTGCAGATCTTGCGCAGCTCGGCAATGCCGTCTCCGTCGTAGTCCACTCGGATGTAGTTTTCGACGTACAGCACCTTGCGCATGGCCGGGTCGCTGCGGGCGTTCATGTCGTTGGCCAGCGCCGGGTTGCGCGTGTTGCGCTCGACGTTGGTGTCCATGTCGTCGTTGGTCGACGACAAGTTGTAGACCTCGTCGTAATCGTAGCCCATAGCTACAAGCTCGGACACGGTGACGATGCGCCGGTGCGCAACGTAGTCTGCCTCCTCGACGGATTTCGCTTCGCGCGAGATCAGGAACTCCTCCGGCGGCAGAGCCTCCAGCTTCACGCGGCCGTCTGGGTGCGTGTAAGTAACGCGCAGGTCGTGGGCCATGGGTGGCGGGACGATCTGGCCCGTCATAGGGTCAATTTGCGCCTCGCCCACTGGCGTGCTCACGGTGATGTCGACTTCGGCGGCCGGGTCGGCCATGAGGGCCGCCAGGGCGTTGTCGTCGATGCCGGTGTATTCAATCGTCTCAAACCTGGTCGTGTCTTCCCAGTAGCACTTAAGGATGCCGACCTTGCGCACCAGTGCGTCCATGAAGGCGCTGTGCATCTCCAGGAAGCCGCGGTTGTCGCGGTTGATGATGAAATTCGCGTATTCGGTGGCCTGCTTTGCCGCCGGCACGTCCTCCGCGTTTTGCGGGACGTATTCAACCGTGCGGTCTGAGCCGTTGAAGATCCGCATCAGCGACGGCATGATGGCTTGTACGGTATCCCGTACGTCCATGCTCACCACCTGGCTGCGGCCCTCTTCCTCGTCGCCAAAAGGCTCGCCGCGGTAGTATTGCGTCGCCGTGGCGCGCACCGGGGAGACCCAGTTGTCGATGAAGTCGATGGCGTCGTCGATCTCTTTACCGACGATGCCTTGCAGCTCCTGGTCGTCCATGACGTCTGGGTTCAGTTCAGCCTCGAGCTCGGAGGCCATTTCGTTTATCTCATAGTCCATCTTTTTTCGCCTTCTCAAACTCGCGCGCCTCTTCTTGCGCCTTGCGCTCCAACTCGTCTTCTAAGTCTGCCAGCTTTGCTGTCGGCCTGTGACCCAAGCCACCCGCTATTTTTGCCATTTTTGGTTCTCAATATACCTTAGAAGTGATCGCGTTTCATCTGGATCTGGCATCCCGGCCGGCTCGCTAGTCCAAGACGGCATGAGCCCAGATTTTTGATCTGCAAAAACGGTGTCAGAGGTGTTCGCGGTTCTGTTGGACATCCCAAACGGCCCAGAGTTGAGCCAGCTGTTCTGGCCCCTAGTCTCAGACGTCATTGCGCCTATAGCGTCAGGCGAATACATCCGAGAGTGCTCCAGAAAAGCCCGCTCCTCGCCTTGACGCCTAAAGAACGGATTGCCGGAGCCGAAATGCCCGAAAGCATCGTGCACGGCTCTGAATGCGTCGTTGGCCACGGCGTCGCTTTTATCTCCGACCTTACCAACGCTTTTGAGCAAGGGGTTTTCAGCCGCATCGAAGGATGTGCTTGTGCCAAACCCGAAGTCAGTTGGGAAAACCCACAGCTTGCCGTTTTCGACAATGTCCTGATAGCCCATGGCTGGAGATGCCGCGTAAGGGTCTTCCATGCCTTCCTTCAAAAACTTAAACTCAACACCGGCGTCCTTCAACGCCCGGTACTGACCCATCGTCTCCTCAATCATGGCGTCATAAGCCCGCTTAACCGCAGGGCCGGTGGGGTTGTGCTCCATCATATCGTAAGCGGCGGCAATAAGCCTCGCGCGCTGCTCGCTGAATGGCGGATACTCAGCAAACCCAGAGACGTCCATGTTCTGAGATTTCATGTAAGACTTTGCAGCCTCTTCAATTTGGCTCACAGGGCGCGCGTCATAGCTCTCCCCTGAAGGCATTTTGACTTTGCTGGGCTTCCCAGTTGCGCCCTTGTATCCCGGAACGTCCTCAAGTTTCTGGCCTATCATATACGCAGATGCGGCCTGATTTCCGAGAGACCTTTGACCCAAAGCAGAGCCTGCCGCTCTTGCTCCTGCCCTTAATGCTTTTGTGCCAGGAACTGCCATCGCAGCGGTTGACGCGAGGTCAGCGTAGCGCGCGTCGTTTGCCGTCTTGATCTGATCCGGGGTGGCGGTGGCCAGCGTTACGCCTTCCGGCAGGTAGTCCGCCGCCGTGTTCGTCAAAGCGCGCTGCACGGTGCCGGCGGTGTCGCTCACGACGCCCCGCACGGTGCCGACCGGATCGGTGGCCATGGACCGGATGCCGCCGATCATGCCTTCGCCGATCGCCTGATTAACTGCCAGCGGATCTTGCTGGACTGCGCCCAGTAGGCCGGCGGCGCCCTCGCCCGTCACGCGGGCCATGCCGAATATGTCGCGGAGTGGGCCGCGTAGACCGGGCGGGATGTATTGTTCGTAGCCAGCCATTAGCCTAAAAGTCCTCCTGGGCGCATTTTGGGCCTCACGCTGCCAGGGCGCAGGCGCGGCGTGGGTGACACAGTGATGCCATAATTGTCGCCGGTCGACTGGTTGTAATACTGACGCACGTTGCCAATGTAGTCCTGCGTCTCTTCCGGCAGGTTGTAGTATTTGCCGTCGGCACCGAGCATACGGCCGGGGCCGGCGTTGTAAGCGCCGACTGCCTTATCAATGTCGCCGTCGAAGCGCTGGATCATGGCGCGCATGTACGCCTCGGCGTAAGCACGGTTGACCTCGGGAATGTCGAGTAAGTCTTTTGCGGTCTGCTCATTGCGGTCAAACTTCTGGCCGAACATGCCCTCGGCGATGTCAAATACGTTTTTGGCGCCGTATTCCGCATATCCGGGGTCCATAGCAGCCTCTGGGACCACCTGCATTGGTCCGCGAGCGCCACTTTCCGGGTTGACCAGCGGGAGCGGTTTTGTGACCTCGTTTGGGTCGTCGCGGTTTACGCTGCTTTCCTGACGTCGGATGGCGTCGAGCAGAGACTTAAAGTTAAGCTCATTGTCTGGCATTAGTTACTGCCTCCCTGCGTCTTTAAGTATTCCTCGAAAATTGCCCTCATGCGAACCGGATCATCCCTGTATTTATCGAAGGCTGGAAGGCTCCCGACCTGCTCCATAAACACGTCAAACTCGCCGCCGGGCATGTATCGTGGGTCGCCAGTCTGCACAAACTGGGCGTTGTCGTTTTCTGGCGTAAAGTCGAATGAGCTCATTTCGGTGCGTGCGGGCGCTGCCGGCGTAGTAATTGGCGCCACAGGCTCGATGATCGGCGCCTGCTGCTTCTGCGGCCTATACGACGACCGTAACTCACCTTGCGGCTCGATTGGCTTGTATCCGCCAAGAATATTGGCGAAAAAGCCGAGCAACCCAGGAGATTGAGTTAGCATGTGCGGCAGTGTGCCGGGCTGCGGGCGGCCGACGTCTCTGTAGCGTTGGGCCAGAGATCCGGGGGTGTAGCCGGGTTTCAGGTTGCCGGAGGCGTCGTATGGGTTCGCGCCGGCGCCTGTGTTGGGTATTTGGCGGAAGTCAGCCAGAGATGGACCGATGGCGGTGGAGTAGTTGGGGGCGTTCGCATAGGCCGAACCGGGGGATATGCCGGAATTAGTATCATTCACAGCCCCGCCGGTGATGCCGACATACTTCTTGTACTGGTCGCTCGCAGAAGATCCTTGATGCTTACCTATAGTTGCCGCGGTGCGGTCGTAGTAGTCGCGGTCCTTCTCCTTGAAGCCGAACCCCATTGCCAAGTCGTCAAGTATCCCCATGAAGCCGCGCCCTCTTTATCCGTTCCCCCCATAATACAGTAAAAATGCTTTAAAGTAACCCCGCGGCCATCTGGGAGGATATAGCCGCGGGGTGAGCTCTGGAGAAAGCTCTCAGCGACAGGGTGGAAGCCGCTAACAGGCGCAGGATAACAAAAAAGTTTGCCGGACGCCAGTTTTTTGCAAATTAGCGCTTGCAATGGGTAGGTGTTAACATTATGTTACCTGTATAGACAGACATATGGGAGAACACATCATGGAATACCAAGTAAAAACAAGAGCTATCTACATGGGTGACGGCACATTTCGCGAAGAAACTGTTCGCCGCCCAATCGGCCAAACAATCACAAAGGGCAGCTACACCGCTAAAATCACTCCAAACGGCAGCTCATTCTATGTGATGATCGTCGCCGACGACGGAAGCCAACACGGCCGCGTGTGCAACTACCCAGCCGCACGCAGCTACGCAAACGCAAAGACCGCAGAGCGTGGCGCCAAAGCCATGCTGGCCAAGGTATAACGCAACACGGGGAGCTCCGGCTCCCCGTGAACTTGAAAAAAATCCGGCTACGAAGGGGAGTGGAATGCTATACCGCCGATACATGAATAAACACGAAATCAACGAGATGGCGCAGGCAGCGCTGGGCGCGTACACCAACACAGGGCACTGGCCCGACGCATACGCCGCCGCGAGGAAATACGCCGAGGAGACGCTGGAGGCCAAGCCAGACAGCGCGCAGATCTTCGCCGCCGTCACAATCGCAAAGTCTAACAACAAGGGAGAAGAGTAATGGAGAACGAAACAAACGAAACGTGGAGAGACCGGAAGCGCAGAGAGTTGATGGAAAAGCAAATGAAGATGGCGTACGAAGTCGCGCGGATCTCCATCGAGATCAAAAAGCTACGCGAGGAGCCGCCGGTGCCGGAGGGGTCGGTGCCACTATCGATGATCGAGCCGCTCATAAACGAGACGGTGGAGCGGCTCATGCTGCTCAAGGAAGCGAAAAAGCCCAAGCCCAAGCGCGTCACGCGTGACCTCATACTCGACGCAATCGGCTGCCCAAACCTCACGCTAGTGCGGTGGGTGCGGCAGGAAAAGCCAAGACGCGGGCCGCGCGTGCCATTCTTCCGCTTCATCTACCTGAAGGAGGAGCCGAGGCGCAATTCCATCAGCCAATATTCACTGGACCACAAAATGGTTGACGCGGAGATTATACACTTCCTCGACGTCAACCAGCGAAACCTCAAAGACCTCACGCTCGAGCAGTGGGTGCATCACGGCCTGACGCTCATAGAGCAAGTCATGCTGCGCCGCGACCTGTCAAGCGCCATCGAGGCAGTGTCGCCAAGCGAAACGCCGTTTATGACCAAGGGCCGGGATGTAAACCTAAACGACTGGGAGACTTAAACCACCCCTCTGATACCACGCTTCAGCGGCTTGCCCCACGAGCCGCTGGACGAAACGCCATATGCCATCGTCGTGTGGTCGTTGGCCAATGCTAAACACAGCGCGTCGGCGCGGTCGGGAGATCGCACGCCGCGCTTTTTCATGCTGTCCTTGCTCTCAACCTGGATCTTGCCGGACGACGTAAACATGTAACGCGGCGCCACCAGCTCCGAATACAGCGCGTCATCCTTCGGCAGCGACACATCCATATTCTCGAGCCACGCCTTCGCCTTGAACCACAGCTCCGCGCGCAGGTTCAAATACGTTTGCTTCGCCATCGCGCGCTCCGACACATTCAAGCCACGCGCCGGCAACCCCAACTCCCGCAGCCGGTCCAACACGCCAGCGCCAAACCCATTGCTGTCGACGATGATCTCGATCGGCCGCTTGGACGGGGGCGCCGCATCGTATTCCGCCTTCACAGCGCCGGAGAGCTGCATCAGGTCCAAGTTGCGCCACACAGTAAGCGGGTGCACCACCGGACCCTGGCGCTTGCACAGGACGCTGCTGTCGTCTCCCTGGCGCGCCACGTCCAAGCCCCAGACGGACGCCGTATCCTCGTGAACCTTCACCTCGTTATTAAACGCGTGCTCCACCAACGCCACCGGGATCACCGTGTCCTCCTCAGACGGCGGAAAATTGCCCAAGACGCGCACATGGTACGCCGGGCTGTCCTCACCGTACCGCCGCTGCATGTCGGTGACGAAATCCTCAGAAACGCGCGGGCTGTCAACGCAGGAGACGTGCATCGTGTACCAGTCATCCCGCAGGCGCGTGTGGGTCTCGTAGAAGAAGCCAGTGTTACGCGTCGGGTTGCCCGTGAGCACCGTCGTGGCGTTGTGACCCGACATCGAGCCCGAGGCAGCCTCAAACACGGCCTCCGGGATACCGCTGGCCTCGTCCGCCAGCAGCAACACGTTCTCGCTGTGAACCCCAGCCAGGGCTTCCGGCTGCTCCGACCTCGACGTCCTGCACGAAATAAACGTGCTCTCCGGGGCGCTCTTCAACTCAATCCGATCAGACTTGATCTCCAGCAAATTGTTGAACGGGGGCTTCAGCCGCTTGGCCACGTTCTTCATCTCCGCGAAGCACGCGTCAAACAACTGCGCAGACGTGGGCGCCGTCACCACCGTCTTGCTCGGATACCGCATCAAGACGTGCCAAATGGCCGCCATGGCGACGCCCGTCGACTTGCCGACGCCGTGGCCAGACCTAACGGAGACGCGGCGAACCGCTGGGGCGGCAATCGCGTCCAAGAGCTCAACCTGCCACTCGTCAGGCTCGATGCCAATGACCTCTTGGGCGAAGCGCACCGGGTCGTCGCGGTAGCGGCGCATCAACTTCAGAAACGGGTTATCTTGGGGGCTGGGGGCGTTCATGTGTTAACACTCCTGTGGCGTTGTGGTGTGAAATTTTTTTCTCGGGGTGCGTGAAGGGGACATGAGCTTTTGCACCCGCCCGAGATTTGAGAGGGGGGGGGCAAAACGCGGATCTCGGCAGCGATTTGGCCTCAGAGCCGGCGAAAGCGTCATAACCGTTATTATGTTAAATCTTTTATCGTTACAACTCAGCGCCTTAGCAGTTTTGCCTCGCTTGTGCCTTACTTCTGCCACATTTGAACGCCCAAAGGTGCCCAAATGTGGCGATATGTTGACTGATCGGCGAGATCGTGTCACGCGCGTACGCGCCTGCAACGCTGCGTCAATGTGCGATTTCGCGCTCAATCGTCATCCTCCACCTCGACTGCCTCGCCCTCGATGACGTCGCCGCCAACGCTGTTGAGCAGCTGCGCAGCCTGCGCGTGCAGGTCGTTCACGCTGATGTTGACAGCGATGTCTCGCTGCCTCGTGTCATACTCTGGCGACGCCTTCGCCGCCTTCCACTTCAGCACGTCGACCGCCAGCTTCGCGCTGTTCACGCTCGCCTCGTGCTGATGTATCTCGTCTGCAATCTTCTGCGCCTGCGACGCGTAATAGTGACCAGCCATCTGCTTGGCCTCGTCATAGCGCTGAGCTCTGCCCTCGCCCGACGCGATCCACTTGTGGAACAGGTTCCATCCCACGTTGTAATGCGCGATCACGTCGGACGCGTTCTTGCCCGCGGCGATCATCCCGAAGATCTCGTCCTCGCCGGCAGCCTCAAGCGCTGCCAGCTTCACCTTGCCAATTGTTCCCATGTCACACTCTCCTGCTCAAAACGGTATCTCGTCGCCCAGCTCAACGTCAAACGTGCTGCTCGCTGGTCCGATGCACCGCGTCACCTTTGCCTCGGGAAACTGCTTCAGCGTCTCCGCGATAAAATCGCTGCTAAAGTTATTCCCCAGCACGATTGCTGCGTCGACCATATCATACACCAACCAGTCTGGATGTTCACGCCTTATGCCGACCGCGTCGTGCAGCGCGATGCACACGATGTTCCCGCTGGCGATCTCGATGCAGTACGCGTGCCGACCCACCGGCTGATGCCCGTTAGCCTCCGCCTCCGCTTCCAGCACGTCCCAGGCGCGTATCAGCTGCGTCGCGATCTGATGCACCGCC